TTTATTGTAAGATCCATCTTCTGGGTATACGTTAGTTACGATACGAGAAGGTGTCATTTCTTCATCTACAAGTGTATTTTGCCATGGTTTAACTCCGAATTCGTTGTCGTATTGGCCGGCAAATGCATCTTGAGCACGCCACCCCTTGGCATGACGAAATGGTCGACCATTTCTATCTTTAAATTCATAATTAACACTGGCCGCGCCTCCTGTATTTCCTGCCCATATTCCAATACGGTTAAGACCAGTATTAAGACTTAAAAAATCAAACGTTCGACGTTGCATTCCAGCTGCTAATACACTATTAAATATGATATTTTCTTGGTTTATCCACGCATACCCAATATCGTCAACTAACAATCCAAATTCATATGGTGCAGGGTTGATTTCGTCAATTAAATCAAAATTAAACTCAACTACAGTATCTGTAATGTTGTTATCTGTTAATTCTGCTAATCCTAATATGCCGCCATCTTCAAATTTAGGGTCACTTAAATATGTTTCTGTTTTTAAGTCTATTATGCCACTATATTTATCGCGCCGTCTTAGTTCCCCTCTTTGATTGTTATACGTCATGGTTTTATAGTCATCTGCATTTCCTGACTTACTAATAGGATTAAATGTCGGAAATTTATCAGGGTCTTTATCATCATCTTTAGTTCTAAACAAAAATGGTTTTTCAAGCTTTTCTGATAAAAATGTCAATGCTGGAAGATGTTTTTGTGGAAATCCTAATCTCGGTGAATCTGCTGCAATTTCATAGTATGTTGATCCTTCTAAATAATATAGTTTACCTTCGACATCAAGAATACGACCTATAAATAACAATCCATCTTCTACCGGGAGGTCTGGTAAATCAATCGATCCTGTCGGAACAACACGTGTTGTGAGTTTCGGAGGAAATTTAAAATATTTAAACTGGGTATCAAGTGCGCGATTCACTGAGCTATTTGTATATACTCGGTCATTTAATTCTACTATAATAGATTCGTTGTATTTTGCTTGCTCTTCATCAGTAAGTGGTAATACCGTTCCGGTAATAACAACATTTCCACCAGTATCACGTTTATTTATAAATGGAAGATTGGAAATATAATCTAATCCTTTTTGATCATATATAACTTGTGCTTGTGAATTAGTTAATGATATAATGTTCGGACTAGCTTGTGATAATTCGTTATCTATAGATTTATTTTTTTTATTTTCCATTATCTAACTACTTTAAAGTAATACTCATTGTCGATATACTGTTCCGTAAAGCCATCAACGAGTTTCAATGCTATGCGATAATAACGTTCTGGCATCAAACCATTCATATCTAAATAAATAAAGTTGCTTGTTGTATCACAACTTACTTTAGTATAAATATTATCAAATGGAATTATTGTTTCATCTGTAGCAGCGTCAATAATTGAATAGTACGTAGTTGTAGGCAAACGTTTGATTGTTTGCAGCGGAAATAAATTTGTTGCAGATTTTTGTGGATATTTATCTCGTCCATAAAAGCGTATACGGGCAATTTCCGTGTCTTTGTATGACTTTTTAATTTTTGGATAAATGATATTCGATTCTAAATCAACTTCATCTAACGCAGTAGAATACGCTGACTGATCCCAATACATTGTAAGTTTCGGGACATATATAGTATGTGTTTCTCTACTAAAAAATCTTACATAGCCAGTAGTGTCGCCAGACGCTTCGTCTGCATCAGAAAACTTAATTAAGAATCCATTATTTGAAATTGTTGTGCCTGCACTACCATTAATCCATAGTTTAACTGCATCTGTTACATCCATGTTAATGTCAGTAGGACGATATGAAAACGATTCTTGTTCTTCTAAGCCCGCCTGTGTATAAAAACTTTGATCATATTGAGTTAGATCATATGATGCAGACCCGCTTTGATAAATCCAACTACCACCTTGGCTTCCAGTAATTTTTAAAGATGGAGTAACATCACCTGATGTAGTCCACGATGAGCCGGAATTAGGGTATTGCCATGAAACCCCATCTGTTATTGAAGGCGATGAATTTTCAAACCCCGTACCATTTATCCAAGAATCATATGCAATTTTTGCTTCAACTGTATATTCTGAAGAAAGTGTTTTTGCGTGAGATGTATATAGTTGTAAAACGAATTTACATGAATCTAAAGTTGCAGAATATTTTGATAATGTCGACTCAATTTCTGCAATATCAAATTTAATAAGAGATCGACTACGTACATATGCATCACCCGCAGTGTTAATACGTTTGCCTACTTCTAAAATCTCATCAATACCAGTATTAAGTGTTGGTACTGATTCATATAGTGTAGCATCTTTTTCTGCATAAAATATTCTGAACATGAGTTATCCTTACTAGTTTATTTATAATAAATATTCCTTAGTAAGATACTACTCGTCCTTTGATGTCTTGGTTTGGAAATTTAACTTCAAAAATTGAAGGATCTAATGATGGATATATGATATTATTCTTTTCAGCTGTAGTTAAATCATATATATTACCAGAATAATTTTGTGTCGTGTCATATAAATTTGTAAATTGAACATCTAATACTGACTGCACGCCGTCAATATTTCCTAGAGCATTCAATATCTCAGATTTAACAATTGGCTGATTGATTTGCCATCTAGAAATTTCAAAATAACGTTTCAATCTATCAACACAACGAAGTAGAACATCATTACTATTATAATTTGCTGTAACGCTAATTTCAAAATTAATTCCAATATTAATGATAAACGCATTTTTTATATTAACTGCATCTGTTAGAATACGATAATTATCTAAGTATGTTTTTAAATTTTCTTTGATTGCATCATTTAAATTAACTAACTTTTTAGTTGCATTATATCCTAACACATAAAGATTCATTGCTAATGGATTAGCAATACGTTTTTCTTCTAAATCATCTTGAGCTATTTGATCATCTGGAACAATATATGCTTTTGCAATGCTACCAAAACGAGCTGGCATAGAATATGTTCTGACAATATAATCCTCTCTGGTTACCAGTCTGTTTTGTGTTGCAAAATTAGCTAATGTATTATTTTTAATATCTTCAATATTGTCTGTTGACTTTGCCCCACGCGCTGGCTCTGAGTTATTTGCTGCAATTGAACTCTTAACAAAATTCAATACACCACCTGATATGTCAGCATTCGGATCATCATCATAACTTACTGAAGAAATTGATGTTAATGTATTTGCTTCTGCATTATCAGAAAATCCTCCTCCTACTGTATATGTAACTGTAAGAGTTGTATTAGCAGGAGCTTGTCCATATGCTCTAGTATATAAAAAGTTCGATGGGTCTATATCAACATCAATACTTCGTCTAAATCCAGCTAACCCGTTTCCTACATTGTCTGGGTTTGGAATAATTTCTTCATCATTGTTATCAGAAACACCTGCGCCAAATTGAAGTTCTGTTAAACGATCCTGTCTAAGTCTAGTAACAAATCTTTTAGTCGACTTCCGCATTTTTAAAAGATATGGTGCACTTGATCTATATACATTTAAGTCTGGATCATTTTCTGCTAAATTTGGAACTTCTTCAAAAACAGTATCTTGAGCCAAATATGGAACTTGGTACCAATTATCGCCGTCTGATTCTTCTACTGAAACAATATCGATAATATTCGTGTCTGGTAATACTATTTTATCATATGCAACAGCTGTATTAAATGTGAATCTTGCTGTTCTCACAGTTCCAGAAACAGCTCGTACTGTTTTCTTAGCTAAATAATATACCGGAGCTTTAGTTGTATCATTAGTTTCATATATTGTGATTTCAGTTGGGTCGAATGAAGAAGAAAATCCAAAATCAATTGAATCTAATGTTCTGAAAGTAGCATCGCCTGACTCTTGTTTTATTTGCATTCCAGTACGTATAGATAACGCATATCTAAAATCAGGAGCAACATTATCTCCCGAACCCGAAGCTGGTAGTAATTGAAATACATCAATATTGGTGTATGCTGGGGTAGACGCCTTTACATTATATCCTAAAGAACGAGCAATATCAAATACATTACCTTCTTCTTGAGCATGTTGTAAAAACGACTCTTTTAAATTAGTATCAGTATAATATGTTAGTACATCGCCAACATATGATGCTAATTCTAAAAATAACATACCAGGCGATGATTCGTTAAAATCGCGATATGTATCTGGAAAATATTGTTTAGTAAAATCAATTAAGTTTTTTCTAAATTGACCAAAATCTTTTCCTAAGTATGTTACATCTTTTTTAATTTCAGTTGCCATGTTTATTCCTCTGTTACTTCAAATTCGCCATTTTCATTTGCAAAAATTGCAATAGTTAATTCAGAACCTGTAGGTTTAACTGTAAACGATATCGATACATTAACATGATGAACTGAGTTTGTATTATTTTGTCCTGTCGTTACATCGATATTAGTAAGTTGTATATATGGTAACCAAAATGAAACTGATTCGCTAATAGTATCTTGTATTAATCCAGCCAATTCATCTGTATTTGGTTCGAATATTAAATTCAACAAACTAGAACCAAATGTTGGTAAATTATAACGCTCGCCTTTACGTGTCAACAATAAATTTTTTAAATTAGATATTGCCTGTTCGTCTGTAGTAAATGAATTTGTGAATAGTTTGTCTTTAAAAAATTGTGTTTTAATTGCAATTGGAGAATCATCTGTACGAAAAGACTCTTTAGACTCTATTCTAAATCCCATTTACTTATCCTTTACCTTTTTTCTTATCCATCGCCTTCATCAGCGCAGAATAATCACGAGTCATCGCTTTCGCAACAGTACCATCTACTTTTAAATTTCTACCCGTTTCTGGATCTTGTATTACAGTTGGTGTTTCAATTCCCATCATTTGTGCTCGCATATTATTACGAACTGCACCAAAACTTTGAGCGTCAGCTGACGTCATCGAAATATTTTCATTCATAGCTGACCCATATGGTGATTGTTCTCGTAATGAATCAGTTTCATTAAGAATCTCTGAAAATTTATTCTTTTTAAACTCAACTTTCTTTTTGTTTGATTTAGTAACTTGATTTGCGGTTGTTACTGATTCTGCTATCGACATTTCGCCAATTGTTGATTGTAACCCTTCTTGCAAGATTTCGGTAAGTTCTTCTTTAATGACAGAACGGACTTCTTCTCTTACTACTTTTTTTAAAACTTTAACTAATGTTTTCGAATCCATAGTTTCTTCTTTTTTAATAAATATTTACACTGTAATTTTATTCGAATTTAATTCCATCATCCCACGATGTTCTTGTAGGCTTTGGTCCATATATCAATTTATTTTGTAAATCGATATAATAATCACCAGGCTTTCCAAGGCTTGAATCAGGAACGCCATTGTCAGAAAATACTTTACTCGGAGCTTCTTCTATAGAAGTTAATAAATCTTGCTGTTGATTGAGTAACCCATCGAGTTGATTAATACCTAAATCTCCTAGATCACTTAAATTAATTTCACCATCTGCATCTGTACTCAAATTGTCAATATTAAATTCTATTCCCTTTTCATCACAAATAGGCGATAATTTACCAGCAATATCTAACAATGTTGGCTGAAGTCTTAGTACTGCATTTTCAATTAATCCTGGAATAAATTTGAATTGTTTTACTGCAATTATTGCATTTGCAATAGTCATATTTTGAACAATCGTTAATTCTGCTGCAATAACAGCCGGCGCAGTTACCGGATTAAGAAGTTGTGCAGCTTTTATGGCTTGTGCAACTCCGATCAATGTTTGTACTGTAGTTGCGACCCGTTGTATTACTGGTATTAACTTTCGAATTCTATTGATTAAATTATTTAATTCTTCAAATGCGTCGATTGCTGCTTGAACTCTCGGATCGTCACAGTCACACTGATCAGGCAATGCCGTACGTTCGATAGCATCGATTGCTTGTTCTTGCAAATTACCAATTTGATTGTTTATTAGTTCCATTATCTTAGTAACTGCTAGCGCTGGTATTGCTGGTATTTTATCTAATGGGGGACTTACTGGCATAACTTATTCCTTATCTATTTTAAATTTAGTACTTTTCATTGAATTTAATAAACTTTCTGCTGTAGCGAGAGCTCCCTCACCCGGTATTGGTGTAGAATATGCCCCTGCAGGCCCAATTACACCGGCTCTTATTGCAGAAATAATTTGTTTTAATACTTGCTCTAATACCTCGCCTTTTACTAAAGGAGACGTAGCTCCTTCACTACCTAGTAATATTTCATCAGCATTCATTGATATTCTTTTAAATGCATCTAATACAATTGTTCCGGTTTTGGCTTGTAACACTATTTTATCAGCTGAGCCGATAAATTGCGAACCAGTAAATCCATTTGATCGTGTTATTTCTTTCGAAAGTTGTATTGTGTTTATTTCCTGGCCAGGCGATGTTAAATATAATGAAGAATAATCATCATCAACATTTTCTAACGTAAATTTTTTAGGTGTACCTGGCTTTCTGTTTGATAATATTATGATAGGGCTACTCGGCGGGCCACTGAATGCAGTAGATTGCGGTTGACTGTATTTACCTGTGTCGGTATGAGTACTACCAAACCGAATAGAATTACCAAAACGACCTTCTATTAATAAATCACCCTCATATGGTTGTAAGAATGGAATATCACTTCTTTCATGAAATGTATCACCCAACGCCGTTTGTTGTGAAACATTGGAGTCTTGAGTAGATTTAGGAACAGTAGAATTAATATCTGTTTTTTGTGTTGTTCTTTTAATAGTTGTGCCTGTCAATGAATTGTGGTGAATTGACGACTGTAAAGGCAATGTATTTAAATAATACCAACGTATTTGAACATCTTCGTCGTTTGATTCTACTCCTATACTACGGTATATAAAAACATGTTCGCCTATTAAAGGTATTTGTTTGATATTAATATCAGCAGGGCGACAATAAATACGTTGAGGATTATAATCATTATAAGTTTTTACTAGTATAGTATATAAACTATCTGAATCAGTGTCAATATACGTTTCACTAACTGCCGCTTCGACAACTTCGCCTATGAAAAATTCAACATTAGTCTTCATCATGATTCTGACTCACTTTCTCTTTAACTTCAGCAATTTTTTGTTTAAGAACAAGATCTTCACTTTCTAAACGTTCAACTTCTTCTGTTAGCTCATGTTCGAATGTTTCGTTTGCCACAGCCAACAATTGTTTCTTTTCAGCGTCAGAAAGTAATGAACCTTCTCCCGTAATCGTTTGTTTAGTTGATATAAATCTTTGTACAATTGCAGTTAATTTGACGAGATGATCATCATTTTTAACTGCAATATCTAAATATTCTTTGATTAGCGGAACTACAATTGTAGCATCAGATGTTGTTTTAATGAGTGGTTGTAACTGCGATATTAATTGATTAATCTGACGGTCTTTTTTCTTACTGTTGTGATATACATCTGACATTAGGTCAGAAAATGTTATACCTTTAAATAGTTCTTCTTTATTTTCCATGAACCGTCCTTTAAAATAAATATTAGAACGGCAGAATCATGAAGTTATTAGATTCATATTCTTTAAATCTAGTTTGATATATATCTTTTAATACTTTAACTACACGCGTAATATTATTAGTAGCCAAACCCGTTCTCTCTCGTACAAATATATAAAGAGCCTTTTTGTTAAATTGTTCTATATTTTCTCGATTTTCAAATAAATGTAAAATTGAATCAGCAACATGAATGTCAGCTGAATTCGAAAAAATTGAATTTAAATTCTCATAACAATATTCTACATATGCATCCATAAAGTAATGCATAGTTTCAGCCATTTCATCGTTATGTATTTCAATTATTACATTACGTTGTTCATCTACATTGAGAGGTTCTCTATCACTTTTTACTTTTGCATAACCTTTTTGATTCTCTGCAATAAGATAGTTAAATGCAGTTCTTGTATAATATGAATATGCCTTTCCAGCATTTGGATTAAACTTATTTAAACGTTCTGTAAGATATGTTACTAGGTCGGTTTGAAGATCTTGAAATGAAGAATCTATATAATCGGGCTTCATTTTGTTAATTAAATTTTCTGACAACTTCATTAATGCAGGAAATAAAAATCTTCGGTATAATCGTTCTCTAAGAATCGGCTCTTCTGCTGTTTGGTTATATGCAGTGACTGCAT